TCTCGGCGGTAACCTCCCCAACGCAAGCACCTCTTACGCTCCCTCATTAGAGACCAGTGCCGGTTACGTTCGCGTAATCAATGGCCTCACCCAGTCCCAACAAAACAACCTTTTCGCCCTTCTGTTTCAAGGCGCTCTGAACTCCGATTGGGCCGACCCCCTCACCGCCAAGGTTGACACCGAACGTGTCAGCCTAAAGTACGATAAGACGTGCACGGTAGCATCAGGCAACGAGCAGGGCACAATTCGCAAGTACAACCGTTGGCATCCGATGCGGAAGAACCTAATGTATGATGACGACGAAAGTGGAGGCATTACCGGAGCTGTCGGCTACTCCGTCGGCTCTAAAGTCGGAATGGGCGACTACTGGGTCATTGACATCATCAAACCCCGCGTCGGGTCTAGTACTTCTCAACAGTTTCTGTTCAATTGCGAGTCTACTCTGTATTGGCACGAAAAATAGCTTCGCGCACTTCGTAGAAAACACAGTTCTCCTCCATCCAATCCCATTCAATCTGTGACTTCTTGAAATCATCGATACCGATCTCGTCTCGAGGATCTCGGTTACAGATAAAAATAGAAGGCTTGCCCCACTTAATCCTTCGCTTACCCTTGTACTTGTCTTGACACATGAACTCGTATTGTCCCCCCAACCAGTCCTTATAAGCGAAGTACCCCGCTCTCAGTCCTCCAACCATGTCGTCGAAGATGGCATACTCCACGGACTCATCGAATGAGGCCATGTCCCAGAGTCCTCCACAGTAATAATGGGGTCCGAGTGATCGAGCCCACACTGTCTTTCCAAGCCTAGTTGCACCAAACAACACAAGTCCCTTTGGACGACCTAACTCCCGTTAGTAAATGACTAAGCATACGTCATACCTTGCACGAGGGCGACATTTGCCCATGGGCACTTTACGTGCCCTGGGCGGGAGACCCGTGCGAAAGGCAACGCTCCTGCCCAAACACCCCAAGCCAAGAATGTATTCAGCCCCGCAGGGAAGTGGCTTACCAACAGATCCACGTACATTTTCATCCACCCAATCGGAAAGAATCTCGGGTACATCAAATTCCCCATCCGGTGTAGCGTACGGCACAGGCTCGGGCCTATACTTCCAGTCCGCGTAAGCAACTAACGAGTTGAAGTTGCACGCTAGCTGTCGAGGAGCCAGACGCGAAGCAATGTCGAAAAACTCCTCACGCGTCCTCGCAAGAATGATTTCATGCCAGACGTCATTGGCGGGTCGCTCAGTGCCATCGCCATCTCCGCAGGGTCGTTCCCCCTTTTCACCGACAATATAATGCCCCTCTTTCGTGCCTGCATGCTTGCCCACGTAATCCCAGCCTCGTTCAGGTCGTGTTCTACGGACACGTATGTTAGGAAAACGCGTTCCAACCGTAAACGTTCGTCGGGCGTCTCCATCAGAGAAAGGTTCGTCGAAGCAACACATAGCATGGAAATGAGGTTTTCCATCCTGATGTAACTCTCTACCAACCCGGTAGCTGCATCCAAGTCGTTCAAGGATTGCGATAATTCCAGAGCCATCGAAATCAGCGGGTGTGGTGGGATATGTAAGCATGAAGAACTGCTCCGCATCGAGCTTATATTTGGCCGGCATGGTGGTTTTCCGTCGCAGTCGTCGTGATGTTCACACGTGATTCCCATTCGATTTTTTCTGGCGAAACTAATGTTATAGCCAGAAAAAAAAACGCGACACCCCCCTCTTAAATACCCGAGAGTTCCCCTTCTCCCCCCAACAAATGCCCCAACAAAACCCACAACAAAATGGCCTATCTCCGATACCGCCGCAAACCCCGACGGAGTTACGCAAAGTCCGCCCGCAAACCCCGTTCCCGTTCCGCACGGCCCTCGCGCTACATCGGGAGAACGCGACGTTACACGAAACGACGGCCAATGTCCAGGAAGCGCATCCTCAACATCTCGTCCGAAAAGAAGCGAGATAAGATGTTGACATACACCAATGTGTCGGCCGCCTCGCAGACAGGCAGCACCAGCTATCTCTCAACCCCCGCAATCATCACAGGTGGCTCCTCCACCCCCTTTGTCGCAGTGTGGTGCGCTACCGCACGCGATAATTTAGCAAACTCCGGTGGAACTAAAGGAACTAAGTTCGATCAGGCTAGTCGCACAGCCACATCATGCTATATGGTTGGCCTGAAAGAAGTCATCGAGATCCAAGTTGCAGACGGCCTCCCTTGGCAATGGAGACGTGTCTGCTTCACCGTAAAGGGCGGTCAGACTCTCGGCGGTAACCTCCCCAACGCAAGCACCTCTTACGCTCCCTCATTAGAGACCAGTGCCGGTTACGTTCGCGTAATCAATGGCCTCACCCAGTCCCAACAAAACAACCTTTTCGCCCTT